CTACTGCAAGAAAAAGAAGAAAGAGAAGATCGTAAAACTTTCTAACGGCCATACTATTGTTAAAAAACATTATGAGGAATTCCTTAAACTATGGGGTAATCAAGGGTTTATTGAACAAGCCCCCATTGTTATAGATGAAAGAGAAACCATTATCGAAACAATTGATCGCTATATGGTTTGTGAAGATAAAGTACTGTCTCACGAAGAAACATCCTATAAGTTCTTCCCGTTAGTATTTATTGATGGCAATAGTGTGGTAATTAGAGAAAACGAAGATGGTGCATCAATGCAGATGACCAGGCCTTTTGTTTATCATGCTAAAGGTGTGCAACAACTTAAAAACTTCTCAGGACAGACCGTTGCTGCCGAAATTGAAAACATGGTGCAACATAAATTTATGGTAGCAGTTGAGTCTATACCAGAGGATTATGCGGACGCTTATAAAAACGTACAGCAAGCATCTACGTTGGTTTATAACGCATTTTATAAAGATAATCCAGAGCAACCATTACCGCCCCCAAGAGAAGTTCAACGAACCCCTACTCCCGACATTGTTAATATGACTTTTATGGGGACCGATCAGGTTACCCAAACTATATTAGGTACGTATGATTCCATATTAGGAACTAACGATAAGCAAATATCAGGGGTCGCCATACAGCAAGGAGCAATGCAATCTAATGCTGCGGCCATTCCTTATTTACAGGGCTATATTAGAGGCTTAAATAGGGTTGCCCAAATAGTTGTTGACTTAATTCCTAAGTATTATGTAACGCCTAGAAGCTTACCAGTAAAGGCGCCTGACGGTAAGCGCTCTTACCAAATTATTAATCACCCAAATAATCCTGAAAGCGTAGACTTTAGTTACAACCCAAATAGTTTACAGATTAAGGTTGAAGCAGGGGTTAGTAGCGCAGTACAAAAACAAGTAGCGCTTGATCAAATAATTAGAATGATGCAGTCCAGTCAATTGTTTGCTGAGTTTATTAATACTATGGGGCTAGAAACAATTCTAGATAACATGGACATTAGAGGTATTGAGGGGCTTAAGGCTCAAGCCGTTCAGTTTATGAAGCAATTAGAAGAACAAAAACAACAACAAGCACAGCAAGGCAATCCTGAAGAAACCGCAATGCGTGAGCAAACTGAGGCCATTAAACAAATTGAGATGGCTAAGATTCAGCAACAACAACAAAAACAAGAAGGAGAGCTAGCTATCCAAGCTGCTAAAGTTGCTAATGAGAAGACCTTAACTGATGTTAAGTTTATGCAGATTATGGCGCAAATTAATCAGAACCAAATCAAACTTGGAATTGAGCAAGAAAAGGTTGATTCCGAAAATGCTAGAACTGCGGTGGAGCATGTAATTAAAAGTGCAGAAATAGCCCACAAACATAGGGAAGAATAGTGTTAGACAAGGGATATGTCTGCGTCTTGTCGGATTGTAAAGATGCGATAAGGGATTTGATTGCAAAGGGTCAACAGGTAGATGCAATTGTTACTGACCCGCCGTATGAACTTGGGTTTATGAACAAAGGCTGGGATAAGTCTGGCATTGCTAATGATGTCGAGTTATGGAAACTATGCCTAGAGGTATTAAAGCCAGGTGGCCATTTATTAGCGTTCGGCGGTAGCCGCACTTATCATAGGATGGCCTGTGCAATTGAAGATGCCGGGTTTGAAATTCGGGATCAAATCATGTGGGTTTATGGAAGCGGTTTTCCTAAAAACTTAAATGTTAGCAAGGCTATCGATAAGATGGCTGGTGCTGAAAGAGAGGTTATAGGCGTTTTAAAAAGTAGCCAAGATATAAAGGGGAACGCTGGGTTTGGCAGTGAAAAAAGCAAGCTTAAAGAAAGGATTGATATTAACATAACCACGCCGCCAACATACGATGCCAAAAAGTGGGATGGCTGGGGTTCTCAATTAAAACCAGCACACGAGCCAATAATTGTGGCAAGAAAACCACTAAGCGAAAAGAATATAGCAAGTAACGTGCTAAAACATGGTACTGGCGGGATTAATATCGATGGGTGTCGGGTTGGAACAGAAACTAGAACGTATCAAAGTATGAAAACTTTAGGGGTTATGCACGATGATAATTGGGTGTCAAGGCAATTTAAATCGACCGTGTCAGGCCGTTTTCCAGCAAACTTTATCCACGATGGTAGCGAAGAGGTAGAAGCAAGTTTAGGTTCGCCGTCCCGCTTTTTCTATTGTGCTAAAGCGTCGTCCGCAGAAAGAGGCCAACATAACAATCATCCCACTGTAAAACCAATTAAATTAATGCAATACTTATGTAGACTAGTTACACCGCCTAATGGCGTTATACTCGATCCGTTTATGGGCAGCGGTTCAACTGGAATTGCTGCTAAGCTAGAGGGATTTAGGTTCATAGGAATTGAAAAGCAACAGGAATATATGGATATTGCGATTAAAAGGATAGCGAATGACAACTAAATCACATACCTTTCCGCCATTAAAGCCGCTGCCTCTGATTACTTTGGAGCAATATGAGATTCTTGAGTTGAATCAAGATTCAGGTTATAAGAATCTTTTAGCTGACGCTAAATTTGAAGAAGAAAGAAGTAAACTATTTTTAAAGGATTAATAAAATGTCAAAACTAACAACTAACGCCAGAAAGAAATTAAAACCAAAAGAGTTTGCATTACCCAAATCACGTAAGTTTCCAGTGCCTGACAAATCTCACGCTGCCAATGCTAAGGCTCGTGCATCTGAGATGGAGCATAAGGGTAAAATATCTAAAGAAACAGAAGAAAAGATAGATGCTAAGGCTAACAAAGTTCTTAAGGTAAAGAAAAAGAAATGAAAAACGAAGATGAATCGGTACCTGTAATAACAGAAAAATCCGAAGATGAAAAGGTAATCGAAATTGCAGAAGATTGCGTTATCCTTTCAGATTATGCGCCTACTGAGGCTGAACTTGCCGAATTTCACCGAGAATCTTCAGTTGAATATTGGCGTACTATAGAATTACCGCCATCGCCTAAATATAAACCTGGTTCACCATAAATTTTAACAAACAAGGAGAGTTACGATGCCTACTGATAATCAACCTAAAAGCATTACGACTGTATTAAATAAACTTAAAGCCGAATTACACGAAGCCATGGCTAATTTCCATGCTAAAATAGATGCCATTGGACATCATGTGGAAGCCGAAGCCCCTAAGATTGAATCCGATGTTGCTAGCGCAGTTTCTAATATTCAACCGGAAGTTGCGGCCGCTGTTTCAACTGTAGAAGCTGTTGAGCCTGTTGTTAACACTGTAGTTGGTGTTGTTGCTCCAGAAGCATTACCTATTGTTGAGGGCGTGGAAAGCGCTGTATCTACGGTAGCTAGTGTAGTTGACGCTCCTAATTCGCCAGCTAAAAAAAAGCTTAGAATATAGTATTAAGCGCATATACACTAACATAAATTATTAGTGTATATGCTATTTTTTATCATTCATTATGCGCCTACTATATAAGAATGAATAAAGAACATTATACGGAAGCAGATTTTATAACGTACGAGGTTTTAATTATTTTAGAAGCGAAAATTGAAAAAGCTAGAGAAATTGCCATTAACTTATTAAATGCTGGCGTAAGCCCAGAGATAATAAGTAAATGCTTGGGCTTGTCTATAGAAGAAATAGAGGAATTACCAAGATATGATGGGCGGAGAGATTAATTATTTATTATAATGCCACCTACATTGAGCAATATAGATTATGTCTTTATCTAATGTATAAACTAGGCGATGTTCTTCATTAATTCTTCTTGCCCAAAAGTTGCCATTTTTATATTTTAATGGCTCAGGCTTACCAATACCAGAGAACGGGCTACGTATAATATCTTTAATTATGCCATTAATCTTTTTTAATATATTTTTATCAGTTGCTTGCCAATATAAATACTCATTCCACGAAGATTCAGACCAAGAAACTATCATTTTTTAGATTTTTTCTTGCGTGTATTTTTTTCTATTTCTTTAATTGATTTCATCAAAGCCAAAGCATTATAGGGGCTGCTCATAAGATGTGCTGTTTCTTTTACACTATTCCATTCTTGTTCGGATACCAATACGGCATTGCTTTTTTTGCCTTTAATATAAATTGGTTTATGCCCATCAGATATTTCATTAACCAAACTATATAAATTTTGTCTTGCAGCACTTACGCTTAAAATTGTCATATAAAACCTCCATAATAGCAATCCCAACTATACTACAAAACGTACGGGTTTTACAAGTGTTAGTAGAGGAACTACCTAGGTTTGATGCTCGCCAATAAAAAGAACACTTTGTTATTGACACGCCCTAAATAAGTCTGATATTCCCAAAATCCTGTGCAAACATTGCGCAAATTCAGAAATTAAACTAGAGTTAAATTACTAGGTTTATACAGGATGTAGAAACTTAGGTTACTACCGAGCCATCGGGTATAAATGGTCGCGAACTCAGCGCATGAGGTTATTTTACCGTCACGGGGAAATAGTGGGTTTATGGATGATATAGAAGCTTCAGGGATCGAAGCGCCAGTTAGTGACAGTGGCACTGAAAAGACACTGACTACTAGCCAGGTGAATGACATTGTTAAACGGGAAAAGGCTCATGCTGCTGAACGCGCGCGTCAACAGGCGCAAGCGGAATATCAAGCTGAACTTGAAAAGGTTCGTGCTGAGGCTGCTGGGAAACCAGCGTCAAAAGGCGAAATAGATGCTACTGCTATTAAGCAGCAAGTATACGAACAGTTCATGCAGGATTTACAAAAGCATCGTGATGAGGTTGAAAGAAAAACTCAGGAAGATGAGTTAAAGACAATTGCTGATCAGTACTACCTTAAAATGGGTAAAGGCTCTCAGTTATTTGAAGACTTTAACGAAGTCATGGGTGATTTTGAACCTGATAAATTTCCCAATGCGGTAATGCTTGCAGCGCAAATGGAGAATACGCCAGAGATTATGTATGAGCTGGCTAATAACCCATCAAAGCTGTTAGAGATAGATGGACTAGCTAAGACCTCGCCTAAATTAGCGACAAAACAGCTAGAAAGGTTATCGAAATCGATAGCCAATAATCTAGAAGCAAAAACCAACAATGTTAGTGCGCCTCCTCCTTTATCAAAACTTAAATCTTCTTCGGTCGGTATGGATAGCGGCAAGATGACGTTGAAGGATTTTAAGAACGCCCCTTGGTTGAAAGGCTAAAGGATCGTTAACCTCTAACTACATTGCCATATCCCTACCTAGATTAACGCTAGATAAAGGGAAAATTTAACATGGCAGGACCAACAAATATTTTACAACAAGTGCAAACATACCAAATGTCTTCACTTGCCTTTCTACAAAACTTAAATTGTTTTATATCTACTGCAAACACCAAGTTTAAGAACTTTGAAAAATTGGTCGGAAACTTAGGGGATTCAGTAGGCTTTGATTTACCTCCTAGAATGACTACTACTAACTCTTTAGTTGCAACTTTTCAACCAGCCGATCAAAGAATACAAACTTTGGTTTGCGATCAATCAGTTTCAACTAACTATACATTTACATCTCAACAATTTATATTCAATGTTGAGGAATACATGGGACGTTTCGGTAAAGCTGCTATTCAAGAAATTGGCGCACAAATCGAAGCTAACGTTGCACAAAATTGTGTAACTAATACTTATAGATTCTTTGGTGATGGCGTTAACCCAATTAACAGCTATACCCAATTAGCTAATGCATTAGCATTATACCGTAACTATGGTTCAGCTAATGGCCGCGCCAAAGCATATATTGGTGACACCGTTGTACCTAACATCGTTGGTACTGGATTAAACCAATTTGCAATGGATCGTAATAACAAGATTGCGAACAGTTGGGAATTAGGGGAGTTCTCTAATTGCGATTGGTACCAATCTAACTTATTGCCAATTCATATAGCAGGAACTGAAGGACAACAAGGAAGCACTTTAACTGTAGTTTCTACTACGTTAGATGCTAACGGCGCTGTAACAGCTATTACCTTTAGTGGTACTCATGCTGCAAATGATGCTAACTCTGTTGCTCAATACGATAAATTCCAATTTAACGATGGCGTAGCTGGATATACCAACTTACGTTACAGAACTTTTATTGGGCATAAAGTATCCGCTAACCCAGTTCAATTCCAAGCTACCGCAGCTGCTGCATCCACCAATGGATCGCAAGTAACTGTTAATATCTTCCCAGCATTACAAGCATCTCAAACTAATGCTCAAAACTTAAATACCCAAATATTACCTGGTATGCAGGTTTCTGTATTACCAAGTCATAGGTCTGGGCTGATAACAGCTGGCGATCCATTGTTCTTAGCAATGCCAAGATTGCCTGATCAAGTACCGTTCCCTACAGGAAACGAAAACGATCCAGAAACAGGTGTATCAATGCGTATGTATTACGGAAATCTATTTGGACAAAATCAGATGGGGATGATCCATGATGCAATATGGGGAAGTACACTTGTATCAGAATATGCGATGGCGCTCGTATTCCCTCTATAACCTGATGATTAACAATAGGGGCAGCCATGCCCCTTATTTAAAAGGAAGAATGTTATGACAATACAACCTAACTACCCTATGGTTAACCTTGGTAACCTTTATGTCCAAGGTGGTGCGCTTTCATTTGTAAGCGGCACTAGTATTACAATTGCCTCCGGACAGTTTCGTGATTCAACCAATGTTAACGACATTGTGTTATCAAGCGCTGCAACTATTGTGGCATCTGCTAACGGAGCTAACGGATTAGACGTTGGCGCATTAGCCAATAGCACTTTATATGCGGTTTATGTAATCGGCGATTCTACTGGATTTAACGCTACGGCTGGCCTTTTATCAACTAGCTTTAGCGCTCCAACATTACCTGCTGGTTATGATATGTTCCGCCGTATTGGAGCTGTTCTAACAAGCGGCGCTGCTGCAATTCTAGACTTTAGCCAAGCTGGTCGCACTATATGGTATGCTGCTGCTATTGCAACTGCTGTAACAACTGG